TAAGATTAAATTGTAGTAGTTATGGTTTCAAAGCACCTATTGATGTATGGCAAAATGGTAACGCAAAAGATATATGGCGATGTTTAGGTCCTATATGGCGTGGCATTAATAGTGAAAGACATTTAAGAGAAGGCACATATATGAGTGCCTTTAGATTAGGTACATATATTGCAACACAATTTAAACCTGTTGTTGCTAAAACAATATATGATATGACAAAAGCAAACACCGTATTAGATACCTCTTGTGGTTGGGGTGATAGACTTGCAGGTTTCTTTGCTAGTAATGCAACTGAATATTATGGTTGCGACCCAAACCCTAACACATATAAACAATATATGAAACAGATTGAAGAGTATAGTAAATTCTTTCCTAATAAAAAAGTTAAGATATATAATTGTGGTGCAGAAAATTTACCTTATGATGAGTTACCAGATATAGATTGTGCATTTACAAGTCCGCCTTACTTTAGTACAGAAGAATATAATAAAGGTGGTGAACTAGAAGAAAATCAATCTTGGTTTAAATTTAATGAGTATGAGAAATGGCGTGATGATTTTTATTTACCTGTCGCAGAAAAGACACTTTCTAAATCTAAATTTATGTTAGTAAATATAATGGATCCAAAAGTCAAAAATGTACGATATAGGTCAAGTGATGAATTAATAAATAGTAATAGAGACAAATTTTTAGGTCAAATTGGTATGGTTATTATGCAAAGACCTCAAGGTAATGCTAAGTTTAAGACCAAAGAAGAACTGAATAAGTTTATGGCAATGAAGTATATTGAAAATGTTTGGTGTTTTGGTCCTAAAGATTACGACTTCTTTTCTTCAAGCAGAAGAGCGACATTGGAAAGTTTTCTATGACACTAACAAGGACAGGAATGATTTCTAAAAAAGAATACGAAGAATTAAAACCATATTACGATTATCAACGGAAAGTTGCATACAACAAAGAAAAGATTTATGAAATGGCACATAAATTTGATGGTCGTATGTTTGATACTTCAGGTGCTGTTAATCCCAGCGACTTTGGTCAACACCTATGGGATAGAATACCACCAGAAGAATACGAAGAACCACCTAAAGATTGGGTACCTAAAGATGAGAAGTACCGAATAGAAGGCGAAGGCATTTCTATTGGTAGAAAAGTCGTGTTGCGTGCCAAACAGGCTGTTGACAAATAAGTTAAATTAGTATAGTATGGAGAAATTATGACAAAAGACTTTCTTAAAGACATTATAAAAGAGACTGGCAACGAATATGCTACACTAGCAAGTGAAGGCATAGACGCTGGCGATGTAACCAACTTTGTTGATACAGGTTGCTACTCTCTTAATGCGTTATTATCAGGCAGTATATATGGCGGTATGCCTGCTAATAAAATCACCGCTATCGCTGGTGAAAGTGCTACAGGTAAAACATTTTTTGCTTTATCTATCTGTAAGAACTTTTTAGATATGGATAAAGACGCAGGCATTATTTACTTTGAAAGTGAAAGTGCTGTATCTAAAAATATGATTGAAGATAGAGGCATTGATAGTAATAGATTTGTTGTTGTGCCTGTTGCAACCGTACAAGAATTTAGAACACAATCAATTAAAATTGTTGACAAGTACCTAGAACAATCAGAAAAAGATAGAAAACCTATTATGTTTGTTTTAGATAGTTTAGGTATGTTATCTACTACAAAAGAAATGGAAGATACTGCCGAAGGTAAAGAGACTAGAGATATGACAAGGTCTCAAATTGTGAAGTCAACATTTAGAGTTTTAACATTGAAACTAGGTAAGGCAAATATACCTATGATTATGACCAATCATACTTATGATGTAATCGGTTCAATGTTCCCTCAAAAAGAAATGGGTGGCGGCTCTGGTCTTAAATACGCTGCCTCATCAATCATATATTTAGGTAAGAGAAAAGTCAAAGACGGCACAGAAGTTGTCGGTAATATTATTCATTGTAAAAATTATAAGTCAAGGTTGACTAAAGAAAATGCAATGATAGATGTACTTTTAACTTACGAAAAAGGTTTAGATAAACATTATGGTTTAATTGAACTTGCAGAACAAAGTGGTGTATTCAAAAAAGTATCTACAAGATATGAAATGCCTGATGGCACTAAAGTATTCGGCAAGTCTATAATGAACGAACCTGAAAAGTATTTTACTAAAGATGTATTAGAGAAGATTGATGAACAAGCAAAAAAACGATTCCTCTACGGCGAATAAGAGATATGTTTATGTACAAAGAGACGGAGACGATTTTAGTAGTATAAAAATCGTTGAAGGCAAGTACAAAGATGTAATCTACAAATACGGCAAGGTGCAGTTTGCAAATGACGAACAACCTGACGGCAATCTTCCTTTGCAGTTTCAATGGACTTTATTAAGAAAGCCTGAAGAACTGGACTTGGATATTGACCAACCTGCATTTATAAAGTATATTGGAGATATATTAGTAGAAATATTAGATGAAAAAATAAAAGACGGAACAATACTTGATGACAAATAGATTAGAAGATACTATACTTACAAACTTAATTTTTAATGAAGATTATTGTAGAAAAGTCTTACCTTTTCTAAAAGATGATTACTTTGCTAATCGTACAGATAAAATTTTATTTCATCAAATTTATGATTTTGTTGATAAATATAATAATCTTCCTACAAAAGAAACCTTGATTATAGAATTAGGCAATAGAAAAGATATTACCGAGGAAGAGTATAAAGCAATAAAACAAACTATAAACGGACTTTCTTACGAAGAAAACGAATTACAATGGTTGCTTGATACTACGGAGAAATTCTGTAAAGACAAGGCGGTAAACAATGCAGTACTTAACGGCATTAAAATCCTGGATGGAAAAGACAAGAAAAGAACTCCAGAGGCCATTCCTTCAATTTTATCTGAAGCTCTTGCTGTGTCTTTTGATAATCATATTGGGCACGATTACATTGATGACGCAGATGATAGATTTGATTGGTACCATAGAACTGAATTAAGATTACCTTTTGACTTACAATATTTTAATAAGATAACTAAAGGCGGCGTTCCTCAAAAGACTTTAAATGTTTGTCTTGCAGGTACAGGTGTTGGTAAATCTTTGTTTATGTGCCACCTGGCTGCCTCTAGTATACTTGAAGGTAAAAATGTTTTATACATTACTTTAGAAATGGCAGAAGAAAGAATTGCTGAAAGAATAGACGCTAACTTATTAGATGTTAGTACAGATGATTTACACGCTTTACCTAAAACAATGTTTGATGATAGAGTTGAAAGATTAAAAAGTAAGTCGCCTGGTAAATTAATTATTAAAGAATATCCTACAGCGTCTGCTCATAGTGGACATTTCAAAGCATTATTAAATGAACTTGCATTAAAGAAAAGTTTTAAACCAGATGTATTGTTCATTGACTATTTAAATATATGTGCCTCTAGTAGATTTAAAGGTGGTAATATATCATCTTATTTTTATATCAAAGCAATCGCAGAAGAATTACGAGGTCTTGCTGTTGAATTTAAATTACCTATATTCACAGCAACACAAACAACAAGAAGTGGTTTCGTATCTACTGATATTGGATTAGAAGATACTTCTGAAAGTTTTGGTCTACCTGCTACTGCTGATTTTATGTTTGCATTAATGACTAGTGAAGAACTAGACCAATTAAATCAAATGAAAGTTAAACAACTTAAAAACAGATATAGTGATCCTGCAATCAATCGTTCTTTTATAATCGGCGTTGATAGAAGTAAAATGAGATTGTATGATGTAGAACAAAAAGCACAAAACATAGTAGACGCCAATCAGGAGAAAGAAGTTGAAGTTGACCCATACGATAAGTTTTCTGACTTCAAAGTTTAAATTTATGCCTCGTAAAAAAGCAATAAACAAAACAAGACAAGAAGGAACAAGACCATTAGAGAAAGGTGAGAAACTACACTACACTAAATCTATGGTAAAGAAGAGAGGTAAGATATACTGGAGGGTTATAGAAAAACCTACTGGTACTATTATCAAAGATTACTTCTTTGAAAAAGACGCAAGAGCACTTGTTAGATTTCAAAACAAACATAGAGTTTGGGAAGTCAATGGTGGTATTCCTCACTTTCTTTGTTCTTACAAAGATTAATAAATATTGTCAGTATATCTTGGGAGAATTAAATGGCAACATTAGGAAAAAACGATTTTATTAGAGACGGCAAAGCGTATGTCTCAAAGAATGGTAAGTACGCAGGCAAGACTAGATTTGCTATATGTGAACTTATGATAAAGAATAAGGAACGATTTGTAGAAGGTAAGACTTCTTCTGGTCGTAAACTTACAGGTATATCAATAGAAGGTAAACCTAATACCTATCCTTTCTCAATCGTTTGTAAATCAGATACAGGAAATAAAACAGAAGTTATTCCTATTACGAAGATATATAAATCGCCACTCTTTGGAGGAGGTG